CGATTGTTTTTTGATGACAAGATGAAGATGACCAGGGCAGAGAATGTCTCACCTGAGAAGGTCAGAAAAGGTCGCAACAAGAATCAGTATTTCATTTGTGAAGATTGGTCGACTCGCATTGACATTCAAGAAATCAAGAGACATCATCCATCATGCACTGATCGTGAACAGCTTTTTGTTTATGAGGTTGAGTGCTTAGGGCAGGATTGGTATCCGCTGCCAAAATACAGCTCCGCACTTAACTTTGCATTTTTGTCGGGCGAGCTTTCGTTCTTTGCAAAGAGCAACATTCAGAACAGCATCTTCCCATCATTTGCAATCATGTTCCCGAAAAGACCGCAGTCTGAGGAAGAGAAAAATGTACTTCGCCAAACCATCGACAAGCTCAAAGGAGCGCAGAACGCTGGCAAGACCGCTGCATTTTTTGCCAACTCAGCAGAGCAGTTGCCGAAGATTGAAAGCCTACCAACCAACTCGAATGATAAACTCTTCCAAGAGGCATCCGGGTTGAACACTGAGCAGATTTGTTTTGCCCATACAATCGACCCAATACTCATGGGTGTGCGCACCACAGGTTCACTCGGTTCAGGTTCTGACATCAAGCAAGCATACGTCATCTTTGAAAAGAATGTTGTGATGCCACTCAGAGAGCAAGTGCAAGATATCTTCAATGAGATACTTCACATTGCCAAGCTGAGCGTGGCTGAGTTTAGAATCAACAACTTCCAAATCATCAATGAGTCAATCGTTGAAATCGAGGGCGATGCTTCCAAGACATCTGATGCTCTCAATGCAATGAGTCCATTGGTTGCAACCAAGGTACTCGAGCAGATGACTGTCAACGAGGTCAGAGCACTCGCATCACTTCCACCAATTGAAGGTGGTGATGTAACTCAAGCACAAGCGGCAGCCGCACAAACACAAATACCTCAAGCCTGATGTTGTACTTTATCACTGAAAACTATCTCAAGACCAACACACCCATCACAGCCAATGTGGATGTGACTGATGTGTTCCCGTATGTTGCCACTCAAGCACAGCTCCGAGTGATGCCGATACTTGGTACCGTCTTTTACAACCATATGCTTGAGGCATACAACAATCAAACTCTCACACCTGAGGAAGAGACGCTCGTCACATTCATTCAGCCTGTCATCGCATGGCGCTCTGCTGAAGATGCTGTATTTGGGTTGACGTATCAGCTCAAGAACAAAGGTCTGCAAACTCAATTTGGTGACAACTCCTCCAGTGTTAGTCGTTCTGAGGTCGCATTCGGCATGGAACACTATGCTCAGAAGGCTTCATTCTTTGAGATGCGATTAATCAGATACCTGGTCAAGAACCGAGCTGAATATCCTATCTTCATCAGCCATGAGAATCGTGACACCGACCTTCGACCACAAATCGAATGCAATCAGTGCATCGGTGATTGCTTCATGGATGGTACCTGGAACTGTGGATATCCACGAAACAACGGATACAACAATCAAATTCTCGTCATCTGATGAAAAACACAACACTCGCAATCTTCGCATCATTGTTCACAGTACTCGCACCGGTTCAGCCATTGGTATTGGTTGCCATCCTCGCCATATTCATTGACACTATCTTCGGAGTTTGGCGATCAGTTAAGAAAAATGGATGGGCATCATTCAAGTCACGCAGATTGAGTGACACACTTGGCAAGGCAACCTTGTATTCGGGTGGTATTGTGTTTACCTTCCTAATTGAGAAGTTCATTGCTGGTGATATTGTTGCTCACTTCATTTCGGTTGAGCTTATCATGACTAAATTTGTTGCGTTCTTTTGCGTAGTGGTTGAGGTGAAGAGCATCAATGAATCGTATGAAAGTGTGACAGGCAAGAACATACTCGCAGCAATGCGCAAATTTGTGACCAGGTCCAAGAAAGAGTTGGATGGTTGGAAGTAGCTTGCGGTGCTTGTTATTGGTTGAGCAAACCGATTAAACCGCACTCCACTCGACTGCTCACTTAGGTGAACACCGAGGACCCCCCGATGATAATGTTGTCGGGGTTATTTACTTAATTGAGGAGAAAAACACTTATAATGTCCAGTAAAACGGACAAAAAACTGGACAAATGGTCAGAGCATATACCGATAAGCAGCTACTCGACAAGGTCAAAACGCTGCCAAACTTCAAGAGCATTCCTTCAGAGCATTGGATTCTTGGTGTACGATCTAATGAGGACACAGTAAACAAATTTGATGACAAGTTCTATCTCTTCAAAGGTGAGCAGTTCATCTCAGTTGCCTCAGGTACCACCAATCCAGGCACACCAACACTCAAGCAATTCGAGAAGGTCAACAAGGATGGTGCTGCTGTGGTTGTGGCTGACTCGTGGTATTACAATCTTTGGAAGTTTGGCAAGCACAATGGTAAAATTGATGCACTCCTTCAGCTTGGTGCATCCATTGCAGTCAATCGTGACACCGATAAGGATGACAAGAGCGAGGCAATCGGTCAAGTGCAGACGGGTTACTTCGGCATCAACTTCCATCCTAACACATACAATATCAACGCTGACAACACCGGTGCAACCATCGGATGGTGGTCAGCTGGTTGTCAAGTGGTCAATGATATGGATAAATATCGCACGTTTATCAGAGCAACCAAGGCGCAGAAGGCTGTGAGCTATTGCTTGATAAATGAATTTTAAGCCTATAACCTGAAAAACATGAGAAAACTTTCAACCTTTAGCCTGATTTTGTCGCTAATATTGGCGATTTTTGCGACAGGGTGCTCCGCTAACTATCACATCCGTAGGGCAATGAAGAAAGGATTTAGCGTGGGGGAGTCCGCTGATACAATCCGAATCACAACTATTGACTCATTTCCCGTCATCAGAGACAATCAAATCGTTTATGAGAGGTATTACACCACTAAGGACACAATCGTTCAATACAAGACGTCTTATGTGCCTAAAACAAGGTGGCAAACACGCATTGAATACCGCCTCAAGCGTGACACCATCCGCCAAGTGCAGAAGGTTGAGGTTGCAAAGTACAAAAGCCAACGAGAAAAGCCTGTATTTTGGGTGCTGATTCTTGGCTTTGTGATAGGAATGGGAACCATGTACCTCTTCAGGTACTCCAACATCAATAAATGATAGTAAAAAAACACGCAAAGAACATCCACGAGATTCAGATGGATGGCAAACAGGTCAAGATTGCAATGCTTTCTGACCTCCACTGGGACAATCCAAAATGTGATTGGGATATTTTGAAGAGAGACCTCGACTATTGTGTTGAGCACAACATTCCAATCATGGTGAATGGCGATTTTTTTTGCTTGATGCAAGGGAAAGGTGATCGCAGAGGGAACAAATCAGACATCCGACCTGAACACAACAATGCCAAGTACCTGGATTCAATCGTTGAGACAGCTGTCGAGTGGTGGTCACCATATGCTCACTTGCTTACTGTTATCGGATACGGCAACCACGAGACCGCCATCATCAAATGGCAAGAGACTGACATCCTTCAGCGATTTGTTGACCTCCTGAACTTTAAAAATGGCACTCAGGTGTACACTGGTGGATACACAGGTTGGTTAATAGTGCGCCAAACGTTTGATATGAATGTTGTATCATCATTCAAAATCAAGTATGCGCATGGATTTGGAGGTGGTGGTATAGTTACCAAGGGCGCCTTGAATCTAACTCGAGCGCTTGAAATGTATGAGGACTTCGATGTGTTCACTATGGGTCACATCCACGAGAACGCTGCCCGAAATGATGTCAGAGACACCGTTTCATACCACAGCAAAACAGGATACCGCCACGAGCACAAGGATATTCACTTGATGCTCACAGGTACATACAAGGAAGAGTACGGAGATGGCTCGAAAGGGTGGCACGTTGAGCGAGGTGCGCCTGTTAAACCGACAGGAGGTCGCATCTTGATGTTCGAATCTGCTCGCATCGAAAAAAATGGTCAGAAAAAACTTTACAAAAACATCGATAGTATCAAATTTCCTTTGTAAATTCGAGGGTTCATAATTGTTTTGGGGGTGGAGACACCCCTTTTTTTGGCTCATTTTGTGCATAGATGAAAAAAAATGTGAAAAAAGTTTTGCAGATATGAAACTTATGATTAATTTCACCGTATCAAATCGAAAACAATTATTATGAAAACTTATTTTTTTATTTACGAAGACGCTGAAGGTAGAGAGTTATTTTCAAACGCATATAAGTGCAAAAATGACGAGGAAGCAGAGGAATTATGTGACGAACTTTTTATGAATACTATGTCAGGTGATTGCGAGAGAGTTTATTTTGTGCAAGCAGACTATATTTTGTGAAAGTATAACAATCAAAACGGGGGGTGCGCATCCGTAACGCACAGCAAAAAAACAACCATGAACAAAGAACAAATTTTAGACCTTATCAGAAGCCAAGAGGCTGAGATGTATCAAGACCTTCTCTATATGCGTGAGCGCTTTGGCGCTGATGACAAGGCAACACGCTACGCAGCAGCGCAATGGGCTGCAATTAATAACCTTTTAGATACAATTGAAGATGAAGAGAATCATTAACGAATGGAAGTACCTCGATGGTGAGGACAAAGCCTTCTTTGGCTATGGTGGATTGATATTGCTTGGCGCAGTGTTCCTCTTTTGGTTGGTAACAACAGTGAAACCACCTGTTACAGACCACCATCCAATCGATTACCAAACATATCAGGAGGCAAGCTATGAACTTTCTAAATCATATTATAAATACGCAAATCGCATCTACAATGAAAAGTACAATAATTGAAATGGGTGATTTTTTCACCACGATGACAACAGCTGGTGTTGAGATTGAAATCGAACTCGAGGACCATGGTGATACTGATACCAATGGTCACATCATTGCCGAGTACACCATCTTGGTTGTTGATATGTTAAACTACAAAATAATAAACAAACGTTATGCTGAACATCTTACTATTAAGGAAACGAAAGAATGCGATGAGTACATCGCTCGAGCCTATGAAAACAACTACTTTGAAGATGCCATTGTCGGAGCGCACGATGACGAAGATGAATGTGGTTGGTTCATTTAACAAACCAATTCTTGACCGATTTTGGACTACGTTCAACCACGATCTATACAACCGAATTTGTGAAATCAAAATGCAAGAGATATGAAATTCAAACTCACATACCACTTCGGCAACAAGGTTGTCCAGGAGTGGAACTTCCACAGCAAGTCACTCGCTTATTGGTACAAGAGTGAACTGATTTGGACAGGCAGATATAATGATGGTAAATTCAAGGTAAGTCCGATATGAATCAGAACCGAATCATCAGAGTCATCAAGCTGATGCGACTGCTCCAGGATAAACCAAGAACCATCCAATCAATGAGCAGATATCTCCAGGTCAGTGAGCGAACAGTGTACCGATATCTCAAAGCATATGAATCAATAGGATTCGAAGTAAACAAAAATATTTACAATAAATATACAATTCATGAACCAATTCGACAAAATCAAACAACTCATCAAACGAGATAGGCTATCATCACCAAAGAGAGACCACGAGCTGGTGTATCGCAGAGCATTCCTAATGCACGAGCTGCGATCAACAGGAATGACTCTAAAGGAGATTGGTGGAATGTTCAAACGTGACCACGCAACAGTACTGCACAGCCTCCGTACACATGAATGGATGACCAGCACCAATGACAAGCTGTATGATGACTGCATATCTGAATATCGATTCATCTTGGACAAAGCTGATAGAGAATCAGCGAGAGACCTGGAGACCGATATCCTGAAGTGCAACTCATATGCAACCTTTAAAGTCATCAAGAGCAGAATTAAGCGAGGGGTGTACGAGCATAGAGTTGTGTCGGTATGACGGGCTCTCTATTCTATCGCCACCCATTGTTGCACCTCATTGGTGAGACTCAAAAAATTTTGAGAGCGTCACCGTCACGCTTTTTAATAACTTACACAATAACAACAATTTAGCAAAAAAAAGATTGTCACGGAGCGTCACGGAGCGTCACGGATTTATTCACATTTACCAAAGATATCAACAAATGCAACCATTTAAAGCCAAATTCGTTTATTTTTGTATCGGTTCGGTCTCACACTATAGAACCTAAAGGTATTATTGACCCTTGTAATGAAATCGAAGTGAGACCCGGTGGATTTGCGAGGGTTTTTTTATTACTTAAATTATTCAAATGCAAGAAATTTGGAAGGAAGTACCTGAATTCCCTAAGTACCAGGTTAGTAGTCTTGGAATTGTCAAAAGTTTTAAGCGTAATCAAGTAAGAATACTAAAGCAAAGAATGAGCAGTAGTGGGTATCTCAATGTAATTCTTTGTGATAAAGGAAAAATAAAAGGATTTACTGTTCATTCTTTGGTTGCAATGTCATTTCTCAACCATATTCCTTGTCGTCAAAAATTAGTTATTGACCACATTAATGATAATAAGCTGGATAATAGAGTTGAAAATTTGCAAATAGTTACAACAAGATATAATGTATTTAAAACACAAGGAAAAAACACAAGTATTTTTAAAGGTGTTTCTTGGAGTAATCAATATAAAAAATGGAGGGCAGATATTATGATAAATAAAAAACAAAAGTATTTAGGAGCTTATGAAATAGAATATGATGCTCATTTAGCATACCAAAACGAATTAAAAAAAATAGAACAAAATTAATTATGAAAGTATCAGTATTTAAAAATTTATTCGCTTCGAAAGAAACCCCCTACAACCTCTCAATATATGAGGTACACAACCGCATCAAGAACGGCACACCTGACTTGATTCGCAAAATCACAGCAATCCGCTCACTGGAGAAATCAGACCCGGAGCATGACCGCCTGAAGTCATCACTTAATGCAATCATGTTCAATGGCATCTTCACTGAGCGAAATGACAACAGCTTGGTTGAACATAGTGGATTGTGCATCCTGGACTTCGACCAATATCCCAATGCTAAGGTGATGGATGCTGAAAGGAAGCGCCTTATCGATGATGCTCATGTGATGATGGTGTTCACTTCCCCATCAGGCAATGGGTTGAAAGCAGTCATCCGCATCCCAAAATGCGATAAGGTTGAACACAAGCGCAGATTCACTGCATTCGGCAAGCACTTCCAATCAGAATACTTCGACCAAAAGAATAGCAACGTGAGTCGAGTATGCTTCGAATCCTATGACCCGAAGATATACTTCAATGAGTTCTGCCAAGAGTTCAACGGCATTGAACACGATCAAGGATTCAACTACACCGAGCGCACTCCAACCTGTGTGCTTAATGATGAGGACAAAATCATCAGCCTGATTGAACGATTCGACCATGGTTGTGAGTTTGTTGAGGGAAGTCGAAATGAGTTTGTGTTTAAATTGGCTGCTGTCATGTGTGAGTATGGCATCCACAAGGATACAACCGAGCAGTATGTGTGGACCAAGTACT